CCGGCCGCACTGCCCTCGGTAGAAGTCCAATACCAGGTTTCGACTAACTGGGTGGCTCCGGCAATCAGGGACAAAGCATAATTGATTTTTGTCATGTTGGCATAAATCATCATCATTTCGCCCAACGATGGCAACCACCATTTACCTGCTGTCAAGCCCTCACCTTTAGCATTTACCCGACTATACAGATTGCAGTAGCCCGGTGCATACTGTGCCGTATTGGTGATTGCATCAGCTCTACTTGCTGCGATTGTAGCCGCCGTGTTCGCCTTACCGTTCCAATCGTTCATCGCCGTAACACGATCTCCTGTTGTCGTACCGCCTCCGCTGATAGCTGCGCTACTCCACATTAAAGGCGAACTTGATTCGGTAGGGGCCACAACTAAGATTTTGCCGCCCTCCACAACTACTACACCCTCGGCAATTTCGCCGCTGTTTTGGTAAGATGGCCATTTATAAGGCTTAACCATAAGTGGGAAATTGTCGTTATTACGATGAAACATGATAAAGATACCATCGTTTATGCTGTCAAGGTTCATACCCGCCATAAAAGCGGCTTTGAGGTCCGCTAATGAAATAAGTGTAACCTTTCCGTTTGTGTCCGTTACCGGAAATTTCTGGTCGTTGTTGATGGTCGTTACTGTTGCCTGGCCACTCAACTTTTTTGTTTTCTTTACTGCCATAATTACTACTATTTTAAGATGTCAAAATCTGACCCATTATAAATTATAAAATCAAAGCTGCCGTCGTTTCGGCTTGCATCGTCTGATACGGTTACCTCAAAGTAACCATTACCCAATGAGTGCATAGTAGCTTTCACTGGGCTGCTGGCCCCATAGCATACGCCTCGCCCGGTTAGCATCACGTGACAATAATTTAAATCGGAAAACCACGCACTCGGATAATATACCCGGTAAAGTCCTTGAGATTGTCGAGATACCGTCAGTTTGCTGCCATCAAACGTGCTGCTTGTTATAGATGTATTGTTGTTACTGTCTGTACCCGATACCGTACCAACTGCCAAAGCCTTTAAACAATGCCCATACTTTTGACTTGTCGCTAAGTCGATGCGATTTAGTACGATCCAGCCGTAAAATTCCGTAGTAGTGCCGTAGCCTATCAATTCAATGATTTCACGACTAACTACCAACTTGCTTTTTTGGATTCCGTCCTCGAAGAAGTATTGGCCGCTCGGTGCGTTAATCACTGCCTTGCCAGACGCCAACTTGCTGTCCCATTTGTAGTTTACGATGGTTATTCGTCTTCCACTCTGGCTTTTATCCCACGGCATAGAATAAGAGGTTAGCCAACCAACATCGTTAGTCAGCATGGCAACATTATCGCTGTAATTGGTGTCGATGCTATTATTAGCCAAACTAAACGGATTTCGTATTGACCCAATAACCTTTATATTTTTGAAGGTGCCTTTGTTGCAAGTAACTTCGCCGCCTTTTGCCTGAAAGATAATATTACCGTCAGCATCTTTCATGTCGATTACCTCTACACCCAAATTTTTGACTAAGGCATACTGCGATAACAATATCTTTGTAGCCACCATTTCCACCGGGTCGGCTAACTTCCAAAGTCCGCTATTGGTGTCTGTTGCACTTCTTGGGTAATTGCTTGCAGTCTTGGTGTGCGATTTGATACAAGAATAATAATAGCCGCCATACAAAACTACGTCCTTGTATTCCTCACCACTTGCTCCCGATTGGAACACATAGCCTACGGCGCAATCGCTCCACGCTTGTGGGCCGCGTAGTGCCGGGCCTCTGTCGCCTTTACTACCTTTTCGGATAAACTTAACTACTCTTGTTATAGATATTCCCATAAACTTAGCCCTCCGATGTTATAGTTACACTAATATCTCCACCACTCTGCAAACCCATATCACGTGTTACGGCATAGCTTGCAACCGCCGTTTTTCGCTCACTGTCACTATTCAGATAAACACCCGCCGCATCTTTCACAACAAAGTAAAACTTAGCGTTCTTGATTGCTTGGGTGTTCGTCCCACGCTTGACGATCCACGGCGTATAAGTTACCTTATCGTTTCCGCTTTCGTCCTCGCTTATCGCCTCGTCTTCCGGTGTTGGGCGTGCGTCGATGTCGTAGGGGTCGGATGCGTCCATAACGCCCTGTATGTCCTTACCGATTTCAACACCACTACGATTAACTGTTACCCGGTACTCTCCGTATGTGTCTATGCTGCTGCCTGACACTGTAAGCGTCTGTGCGGTCTGTCCGTTGATTGTCTCCCAACCACTGGCTCCCATCTTTTCCCACACATAGGTTAAATCTTTAGTGATTTCTCCGTTGTTCTGGTATGCCATCGCCTTTAAAACGCAACTGCCGCCCTTGTCGGTAATAACAAAGCCCTTGTTATCTCCTGCCATGATTGCAACACGATAACTTGTACCTGTTGTTTTTTGCACTGGGATTGTATAGGTAGCTTGGATATTATCGCTTTGTGTGCCATAACTGATAGCTGCCACCATCTTGATAGTTACCGGGGCAAAACCTGCGATTTCTACCAAATTCTTAACAATCTGCAAACCATAGTAGATGTTGTCGCCGCTTGGCGTAAACTTCTTAAAGTAGCCTGCAAAAATGCCGCTTGACGTATCGCCGTTAAACTCGATTTTCGTACCATTGAAAAAGTACTGCATAGTATCAGGCGTTGCCACTCCCTCGGCTACTCGGCTACTCATACAGACAAAGTTAAGTTTCGGCTTTGTCTGTTCAAAGTTAGGGAACACCTTAGTAACTTCGGATTCCGTTCCGTCCCATTCTTGGTATACGTCTCCATCTGGGCACATGATTAATGCCATATAAGTTCCTGCTTTCGCAATAAACTTAATCGTTCTGGTTGTACTCGCTTTGCTCATAGTTACTTACTTTTTGGGTCTCACTTTCTGTTTGCTCACTCTCTGACGTTTCCGACGGTTGGTCGCCCTCCACATTTTCCTTGTTGGCCTGGCCCTCATTGATGTTACCTCCATTGTCTGTGCTTTCTGTGTTCTCACCCTCATCATCTGAGCCATGCTCGGTGCTTTCAGGGTTACCGCCTACGATAGCATCATTAACGTTATCCTTAATAGGCTGCTGAAAACGTGCATCGGTCGCTCTTGGCAAAGGTCTGCAAATAGTACCGTCCTGCTCGCTTCTCGCTTCATGCGGCATAAGCGCAATACCTCCAATCTTAACCAATATGTCGTTAAGTTGGGTTAGTGGGCCAAACTTCAACATATCGTTTTGCCATAACAGATAGTTGCCATCACTCACCTTGTTACGTTCATCCTCCAATTGCAAGTATTGTGCAACCAATGGATTTGCTTTAATGTATCTTGCCATAATCTTATATTGATTAAATTGTTATTTTATTAATATTACGTTATCGTCCGCATCAACGAATACTGCGCCGTCGCTGTCTTCCCATGCACACGTAGGGCCAACGTCCTTAACGTCCAAACCATAGACACCACCCAACGTCTGGCTAACCTTTCCAGTTGAAAGCGTCGGTTTCATTCCATGTGCTATGAGCGAATAGTTAAGCGTTCCTGACTGCGCATTTGTCGCAACATACCAAAGCGGCAATAACTCACGCTCCGGGTTGTCGATCATGCCGTTAGTGTTCCAAATCTTAGCCGTTGGCGCAATCTCTAACAAACCGCTTGGTATGTTTGTAGGTAGTTCGCCAATGTCATATTCAAATTTTGGGATTCTACGGATAAATGCCACTAACTTAGTAGGGGCGTTGTCCGATAGTGTTACGCCGCTTGGGTTTCCGTTCGGGCTATACTTTGCCCTGCATCGCAAATATAGTTCTGTACCCATGAGGCTGCGATTAATGGTACAACTGTTTCCGTCTGCTGCTATCACTACGTCATAGTCTAACGTGGTATCGCTGCCTACGACGGTAAATGTTCCGTCTTCTCTCATTACTTCCCAAACAAACAAACGCTTATTCTCCGGGCACTCATTGGCTCCCAATCTCAATGATGCGTGTACCGTCTGTGTGTCTTGGTCGCGCAATGGGTTGTAGATAGTTTGGGCGGGTGCATCCAATACCAAAAGTGGCGTGTATGTCGTTGTGTTCTTGCATTGTACTTGTTTTGTACGTTCTATGTGGTACACTTGCCCTGTTCGTGGGTCGGCATAGTCACAACTAAATACCAAATTAAGTGGTACTTGAGGAATTGCGTTTTTACAGATAGTAATACGTCCCGCGTTGTTTCCGCTTCTGACGATTTTAAACGGCGGATTTTCCGCTGTACTATCGGTTATCTCCACGCGTTTGCCATTAACGATTTGCTCCCACCTGACGTTCGCTAAGTCCTTATTAACTTCCCCAGCTGTTAGTACTTCGTCTTTGTCTATTCTACCAACACGTGGTTGGATAATAAGATTTACCAAAGTGTAATCTGGGGTGTATGTATCTGTGTCGGCATCATAATTTTGCGTGTCCGGTACACCGCCCTCACACACAAAACTAACATTAATTTGCAGTGGCTTAAAGTTGAAATCAAATCTTTTTGTCTTCATAACTGTGCTGTGCTATGCTTAAATTAATACTCGTAACTGACTGCCGCCGTTGCCGCTTCGTTGCCCATGCCGTCACGTAAAGTGACGGTAGCCGTAAAGCGTATCAATTTGGGCATATATCCGTTAAAGTCCATGTCCTCGGCTGTGAGGTGTAAAGACTTTCCGGTATTGGCGTGTCGCAAACTCCAAACATTGTCGCTTGCCGTTCTCTCGTTTCCCTCTGCGTCCTCGCTGTATCTCGTCCACATTACGTCTGCGTCTAAAATATCGTCTGTGATATTCATATTATACAGGGTCGCCACGATGGTTAGCGTGAGGTCTATTTTGTCCGGGTCTAAGATACTTTCAGGCTCTTGGAAATCTACGGCAAAGTCTGGGTTTCCCTCGATCATCGCCCAATCGGTATTGTTCCATGCCGGGGCGGTCGTTGTGAGGTTCTTGCAACATCTGTACTTGCAGCCATTAAACCAAACGTCTGATGTCTCATACTCCCCGGTGTCCGGGTTGATAGCATCACAATAGTACTTACCGCCTTGCGTCCACGCCCCACGATCCACATACGTAACCAACGGCTTACCAGTCCACTTGTTAAGTCTGATAACGTCCATTGTGACGATACCCGGTATATACATATAGTCTAAACCATCACGTATTGGCAAAGGGTTGCCGTTATCGTCCAATAGCTCGTACACAAATTCGGGCAAATTGCCGAAAGCTGCACCATAGTTGGAGTTATCCAAAATCGGCTTAGTCACACCCTTTAGCTTGACGATTCGCCCCTCTGTGCTAGATAGGTACAAACAATCTTGCCGTTTCGTGTCCGTTTGGTTTCCCCATCGTGCAATCTTCATCATTTCACACGGTGGGTAGTTCTTGCCGCTTGGTACTTCGGTGTCTGGGTACTGCGTCACCTCTATGTAGTTGTTAGCGGTATTAACGCTATTAACTCTAAACCATGCCGTGTAATACTTTCCGCTACCTTGCGCCAAAGTATTGATAATACCTTTAAGTACATTGTTTTCGGCTTGGGCGGTAAAATATCCGTCCCATTTGCTTCTCAGGTGCAAACCAAAACAACCATTGCCCAAATCGTCCACGCTTTCGATTGTGTCCACTTCTGTTAAAAGTTGGTCGCCCTCGATTGCTGACAATCGGTTTACTATCAATTCCAGACACTCAAAATAGCTGCGCACTCTTAGGCTTTCCACCTCGGCGTTACCTTGTGCGTCAATACCTGCGCCCTTACCTGCATACAGGGATTTGACAAACTCGCCAAAGTGTGCGCCGTCCTTGAATATTGCCAAACCGATAGCCGTTAAACCCTGCTGAAAAGTAATGTGCCCTTGCGCTATGTCGGCGACAATCTTCGACAAAAAGCGGTCATTAATCGGGCTATCCTCCGCAACGTCTCCGGCTAAATCGGAATAGGCGGCACGGCTCGCATATCCAGCACGGTTTGCATACTCGGCTTGCTCTGCATGTGTCGCTATATCGGCTTTGGCTGCGTGCTTGGCTTCCTCGGTCATTTTGCCGATACTTCCATAGCTACCGCCTCCGGTGGAGGCCCCACCGCTGCCGTTGTTCCTGGGTTTCGCTATCTGCTTAACTTCGATCATGTGCCAATCTCCTTTAGTGTGAGGTCGGCACGTCCCTCAATAAGGTTTCGGCCGATTCCCTGCACGAAAAATTCTTTGCCCAAAGCCTCATGGCGGTAATGGTTAAACAGACTGACAACATTATCAATGTCTCTTAGTTTCTGTTCCATTACGATACGCGGCTTATGGTATTCAGTATAATAACTATTCACGTAGATTTGTTCGGGCTTTGCCTTAACGTTGCCGTTTCGGTCGTACACCTCCAACACTCCATCCTCGGTTGATATATTCAACGGTGTGGATAACTTCACTGTATTGCTAACTCCCAACTTAGCGCATTCCGTGGCGGTCAATGCCGAATTTATCTTAAACTCCAAATCGTCCTTTTTATTCACAAAGGTTTCTTTGGTGTCGCTCATATAGATAATATCGTTATCATCATTGCCATTGCTGATTAGTCCATTATCGCTATAAACTTTAACCTCAAACGACTTAATCAGGATGCTACTAACATGGGCTAAAAGCGGTACTGATGAGCTGCTCCATTTTGTGTGCCGGAAAAAGGTAGGGTGGCGGCGTGTGATAACGTCCCATGTAGCATTAACAGGGCCTAATATCATAAATCTAACCTGCCCACTTATCTTGTCACCCTTGGTAATCGGTATTGCTATACCCTCCGCGTCAATACCCATCTTATAGTCGATGTTGTTTTGGATGCTGAACTCTGTGCCTACCAGTTTGTCACCTATCTTAGGGTCAAAGCCAATAGTAAAGCATTGCCGATAATATTCATCATCACTTTGGCAATCGCTCCGCTCCTTATATTTCTGCCAAACAAAATCGGTTGTCTGCCCCTCGGTTCCAGTCTCCACTACGCATTTATCACCGATAACCAACATACAGGCTAATACGGCTACCTTACTGATTGTGTCGGTGCTGTCGCCTACCGCGCTGTACTTAAATTCGTATTCCTCTGGACCATCCCCGGTATACGGATAAAAGCCACTATCTGCGCCCTCATGCCATGATACTTCTTTGTCCGGTGTCTCGGCTTGCCAATACTGACGGGTGTAATACCTGCCATCGCCATTGTTACGGCTCGGTACGGTCTGATGCCATACGTAAATCTCGTTTTCCTTTAATCCCATAGGTAAACCGCTGTGCCATTCCTTATTATGTAGGTTGGTGTACGTGTTGGTCTGCCTCATTATCGGGTTTAAGATAACCTTACCTGACAATACTATATAGTTGGTGGTTTTATCGTCTGACGGCGAAAAAACGCCCCCTGCCTTGTTACCAGTATAGACGGCATACGGTATATTTTCCTGTATGTCTGCCACACTCGGGTATGTCTTGTTTTCGTCATTATCCACTCCATTACCATTAACCGACACTACCAAATAGTTAGTCATGTTTACCTTAGATGTCGGGCTATTATCATCATTGGCAGTATTCATCTTGACGCTGCCCAAAGCCATGATAGCCGCCCCCGGTGCTTGCCCTAACCAATCAAGCAAAGCGTGTTGGTTTGTTCCACCACCGCCGAAATAGTCCACGATGTCTATATCTGTGTTGCCTTTCATCGGGAACATCCATTGTTTATTACGCATCACCTGCAAATACCAATCAGTAATAGCACCTGCGCCATACGTGGTTTTTTGGTCGTGGGTCATAGCATAAAAAGCATTATAGGCGGTCTTTCCCTCTCCGTCGCTTGAATATTCGGTGAGGTACTTTTGCTTATTGATGTACGGGCTAACCAACAAATCATCATCCAATGGGCTTTCTATCACGCTTTCGATGTCTTCCACCTTGGCAGTTAATAGAAGTTGGTTATATACGTCGCCTATGCTTATCGTAGTATCGCAATCGGCTACGTTAGCCAAAGCGATTGTCACGGCTTGCTGCGTCGTTGTCTTGGTGCTGTTGGCTACGATGTCATGCCAAATAATCTTATCGGGTGTCGCTTTGACGGATTCCCACGAAAAGATATAGAAGTTAAAGCCGTCCTGCACGATATGTAAATTAAGGTACTTCAAAAGTTCCTCTAACACTCTGTCTTGCTGCCAAACGTCGCTCTCATCGTCGCCCAAAAACAACAAATCAGATATTGAAAGCTGCTTAAATACCTGATAGCGGTTGGTGGTCTGCGCATCAACTGCCTTGCTGCCATCATACCAGAATTTAATATTTTGGTTGCCCAATATATCCAGTCCCCCGGTAACACCTTGCAGTATCTCGGCGGCAATATCGTAAAAACTACGCTGCGCTGCCTCTGCTTTGACGAAAGCATAGATAACGCCCAATGCGCCCACATTCTTATACTTGCTATACTGCAAAGCACTAAGCGCATCAATGCAATTTAATTCCAGTTCGTCCCATCTGTTGTTATATGGCTGCGACAAAGTTTGTGGCTCGATGAACCCGGCAAAGATACACGTATCGTTTTTATAGATGTTGACGACTGCATCACGGCATGAGGTACTAAAAAGGTCTTTAATCAGGTTGCCGCAAAGCAATCTTATTTTAGCCGAATTTCTTAAAAGCACATCAAAAGTGTCGTTTACCTCGTTTTCGATTTCTGCCGGATCCTCGCTAAAATATACATCTGCCTTTTCTGTACCTATTTCTATTGTCTGCGTGCGATCATTCCCGGTAACGATGTATACCGTTATCGTATCGCCCTGCTGACTTAGAAAACTGCCGTGCATATACATATTAACTAATAATTAAAAGTTTGACTTTCTGCCGCTCTTGGCGGCTACTCTCGTTGTATTGGATATTACTCCAACTAACTTTCTACCCTCGATTTCAAAGCGAACATTACCGCCGATACCGCCCTGCGGCTGAATCATGCTACGTAGCTTATCAAGTGGGGCGATAACCTCCGGGTTGTTGTTCGCTCCGGCATACTCACCAACTAAAGCCAACGTAGGCCCTGACACTACACCACCTTTCGCAAACGGCATTACTCCGATAGCTTCCACCATCGCCGTTGCTGCACTTACGAAACCGGATGCTATACCAAAGCCGGCAAATGGTATTGAGGCGTGGGCGGCAAAATACATTGCTGCGGCTAACTCCATGTATGAGGCGGTCGCCAATTTGTTAGCGACAATAACCGGAACCATCGCCGCCGCTGCTGCCACCTGTGCCGCCGTCTCAACTCCCTGGGCGGTTGCCGTGGCGGTTGTGGCTGCCGCCTCTCCGGTCTTAGCTGCGGCATGGGCGGTTGAGGCGGTCGTTAGCATATCAATAATACCTACTATTGCGCTGATACTCTCATACAGTTGTATAAAGCCGTCCACGATAGCGGTTACTTTCTGCCATGCGTTGCCGTTACCCTCCAAAGCATCGGTTATGCTGTTGATGCTGTCGCCTATGCCCTTGACACTATCCCAACCATTCTTAACGGTGTCGAAAGAAGATATAGAAGCCTTGCGCCATTGCTCATAAGTATTAATCATGTCCTCTATGTCCTTGCGCTGCGCTCCTGTTACCGGGTTACTTGTATCGTTGAGCTGCTTTTGCAGTTCTCGGATTTTATCGGTTAAGGCATCAAAGCCCAAACCTTTAACCTTTATCTTAAACTCTCGCTTAGATAGGTTGTTTATCTCGGCTATCTCCTTTTGCATTGATGGGATTTCTACCCCTCGTTGCATCGCCTTTCGCTTGGCTTCCAAAGCCTCTATCGTGCGTTGGGTGTTTTGGATTTCGTCGGCACTCTGCTTGTTTTGCTGCTCCTGATAATACCTTATAGCCTCATCTAACTTTTCGATGGTGTCGAGTTGGCTAATATCAGCTGGTTTCTTCAAAGCGGCTAAACTATCGTCCCATGCTTGCTTGATACCCTCGATGTCGTTAATGTGCTTTTGTATCTCTGGGCGTTGCTCCTCGGTGGCTTTTTCCAACAAATCATTATAGTACGATAACTTAATATTAAGTTGCTCGTATGTCTTCAATGCGCTGTCGGGTGTATCAATCACCGTGGCATTTTCGATATAGTTCTTTAGAGTTTCCAACTTATTGATTTCTGCATCAATTCCGCTAATAGCTTCCTTGTTTGCAGTAGCCCTTAACTTACGTTGGTACTCTATTTCTTTGTCAATATCCTGTAAGGTTTCCAACTTTGCCGGGCGTTCCATAGCTGCGCCCAATAGCTCGGTTTTACCTATCAGTTTGTCAATACCTGCCAAATCGTCTTTATTGGCGGTCTTGCGCAATGTCTGCAAATAGTCCAATTCCTTTTCAACATCTTGCAATGTCTTGATTTCGGTTGGTCGCTCGGCGGCTTTCTGGGCTAACTCTATCGCCGCTTTCTTTTTCTCCCATGCTTGGATATTCGCCCTTATCTTCTCTTGCTCGGCTGTGCTTGCCGTAGTGAGCTTCTTTTTGTAGTATTCTATATTGGTGCTTAACTGCTCATAAGTCTTGGGGTCTGCAACTGGCTTGTTTTTGTTGCTCTTGCCTGATTTCTTATTAGCATCAAAGCCCAATAATTTATCTAACAACTTTTTACGGTTGTGTAACTGTGTATTGTATGCCTTTAGCTTGGCTATCTCCTTGCTATCGGTTGTATTCTTTAGTTTCTTCTCTGTCTTTTCGATTGCGTCCGCTACCTGCTGATAGGTCATTGCACTAACCTTGGTGGTCTTGTTGTTATGCCCCATTTGAGCATCAACCGCCGCCATCTGCTTAGAACAATCTGCCATGTGCGCTTGTGCTATGCCTAATTGTCGCTGCAAACTTTGGATTTCTGGAATAAGGCCCCTTGCACTGTCTTTGAGGTCTGCGTATTCCTTGGTGTCCTCTGTTGTAACAACTTCGTAGCTATCACCTCCAGTTGAGCGGTTGGTTACGGTTCGCTTGGTGGTTTTCTGCGCGCCTCCTGCTTTCCAAAGTTCACGGCGTTTAGCGTAGTTATCTTCTAACTCGATTTGTTTTTCAGCCAATTTTGTGGCCAATACTTTAGCCTGTGCCTCGTACCCGATTTGCTTAACATAAATCTGGCTTTTCTTGGTTAGGGTGTCATACCATTCAGCTGCCGTTTTATGGCTTCCGAATAACTCCCCATAGGTGGCGTTAAGGTGGTTCACCGCCTCGGTCGTGTCCTTTTTGGCTGTAATGAGGTCGCCCAAAGCCTTAATCTCTTTGTCTAACTCTACCTTAGTGCTTGCGGCTGCGCTTTTATAAGCGTCTTCGGCTTCGCTAAACTCCTTTGTTTTGTCGGTCGCTTCATCTGTCTTGTTTACAAAGTATTCAATGATAGATGTAACGGCTACGATTGCAGCACCTACCACGGTGGTAATCATCAAACCTTTAAGGGCAATTTTGAAAGCGGTTGCCGAATAAGCACCACTTTTCAAAGCTGCACTAAATACACGTGTGAACGCTGCGGAACGGCTTGCATTAAGTCCAAACAAAAGCATTGCTGCACCTCCTGCCTTTGAGCGTACCGTTAAAATCGCCTGTTGGATATTCAGGGCTTTAATGGTCTTAACCAAACTTACGATACTCATAGCTGTTATACCCAACTGTGAGGTAAAGTTAAGCATCGGCATAGCCCCACCAACAAACCCTGCAACCACATCAGTAATTGCGCCTAATTGGTTTTTCAGCATTTGAGTTGTTGCGCTGCCTGTACTACTCATTTGGTTGTATGCCTCGTTAATAGTTCCTGCGCTGTTCGCCATTGCGTCCACGTTCTCGCTGAACTTATCGGCTAACTGCCCAGTCAACGGTGTTAATGCTCGCAAACTCCTTGCACTTCCAAACAACTTAGCATAAACCTCTTGCTCCAATACGCCGTTTGCCTTGGCATACTGCTTAACGGCTTCGTCTAACTGTGTCAAGAACTGACGCAAACCACCTGCGGCCTTAATGGATGCTGCATTAAACTCAATGCCCATCTTTTCCGCCATGTCTGCCGCCTCGCTTGATGGCTTCACCAAAGCGGTAAAGATAGCCGCCATTTGGGTAGCAACTTCATCAGTATTACCGCTAACACCTGTAAGCGTTGCAAAACTTGCCAAAAGTTCATCAATGCTTACACCCAAAGTTGAGGCGGTTGCCGTTACCTTTGGTAGTGCCTGGGCTAACTGCTCAAATGAGGTTACACCATTCTTTGCGGTCAACTGTATTTTGTCCTGTATGCTTTCAGCTGCGCCCCATTCCAAACCATAGTTTTTGATAACAGTAGATGTTACCTTTACGGTCTCGCCCAAATCAGCGATACCGCCCACGGATGCTTTAGCCGATTTGTTAAGGTAATCGATCCAATTATCTTCAGGCACACCGTTACTGATTACCTGATACAAACCGTTTGCAAGTTCATCACGTGCAATAGGTAGGGTCTTTGATAGGTCGGCTACCTGTCCTTTCAGTTTCGCAAAGCCCTCGGCGTTCTTTCCTGCCATCGTGTTAGCGGCTTTCATTGCTGCGCCAAAGGCTCGGCTATCGGCTGTGATATTCTGCAAAGTACCATTCAACTGACCTACGGCGTTAGATACTGCGCCTAAAGCCTGTACGCCTTGGCTCCAGTTTATCAATGACGATTTAAGTTTGTCGGCTTCCACAATAGCGGCGGTCATAGCTTGTTTAAGGCCGTCCGCATTTTGCGAAAGGTCTTTAAATCCCTTGCCGTCGCCATCTAACTTAAACGTTATTGATATGGTACTTTTGCCTGCCATAGTCTTTAATATTTTTCGCCCAAAAGGGCAATTATTTGTTTTCTCTTTTCTTCCGCTTCCTTGGCTGTAATGTGTTCTGCCTTGGCTTTCCTTGGCTTCTTGTTATCCCACGAAAGCGGTAATAGTTTTTGGGGTGTTAGCTTATTCTTAACGTGCGGCTGTATCGTTATGCACGCTAACATACGCATACGCTCCCAACTGTCTTTGTATTGGCTTTGCTCTTGGTCTAAGTACACTTTGCACACGCTGTTAAATTCATCAGGCGTTAGCCTACAAAAATCATCGTATGAAAGACGTATGCAACCTAAAGCAAAGCCCAATACTTCATTTATTGCAAACTTTTTTTTTCGTCTGCATCGGTCTCGGCATCTTCCTCATTGGCCCGGCCCATAGCTTTAGCCCATTCGTTCATATCTTCCGGGCTGACACTATCGGCAAAGTCCATCAAAGAAAGTTTGAATTTCTTGCCGTCTGCCTTTGATGCTGAAACGATGCAACACCAAAGGAACGTACAAATATCGGTGAAACTTGTAGCGTCGATTTCTGTAACCTCTCGCCCTGTTTCCTGCTTAAATCTAAGCATTGCACCCATTGTCTGACGGCATGGGTAAACCTCGTTGCCGACTTTAATTTCAACCTCTTTCATATATGAACTTAATTAACTGGGTTATGTGTTATGCGTGTTCGTCCGATGCAGCCGCTCCATCAGTAAATGCCGTTTCATCGAGTATGTCCGGCTCACCGTTGTTGTCAAGATTGATACTATAAGTACTATCGTCCTGCGCCGGGTCGGTACGCTCCAAAGAAGAAATGATAAAGCTACCTGCCAAATATGGCTTCGTGCTTTCACCTCTCTGCATACACTTAATCTTAACCGGCTGTCCTGACTTCCACGCTGCCAACATCTTCTGATAACTTGTTTCGGTCTCGCCATCATAGATAAGGCCCTCGGCTGAAATAGCAATAGACAAACCAGTCACACCCTTTTCTTTCCACATACCATTAGTCTTGGCTTTACTTGCCAATGGCTTAACCGCGCGGTCTTTGGTCTCACTGTTCATTGTTGCTGTATGGGTGGTACAGTGCCCGAAAGCATCTTCGCCCAAATAAAGCAACATATTACTACCATTACAATAACTCATATCTTACTAAATTTTAACGTTAAAAACTAACTGCTGCGCATAGGCATCACTATCGTAGCCCTCTTCGCTATCAGTCAAAACACAACTTCTCATAACTAAACCGTCTTTCTCGCCTTGCTTGCCGTCCAAAGCTGCCCTTACTGCCTCGGCTAACTCCACGCCCTCGCTGTACTTCTCGGTATAACAGATAACCTCGATCGTCGCGGTGTCGGCTCCCGGATAACCTGCCTTTGTCGGGTTCTGCTCGATTGAGGCACGACGATAAAGTATGTACGGCAAAACCGCCGTGTCCGTAGCAACCGGGAAAACCTTTTTAGTATGCTTCGCTACTTCGGGGTCTTGCAAAAGCATATCACGGATAATGCTACCTGCGCTTAATGATGTTTTATTTGCAGCCATACTTATTTGCAGTCTTAGTTACACTTTCTACTATCTCGTTACGCAAATCTGCCGTTACCTTATCCCTAACGTCTGCTTGGGTCTTACGCATAAAGCCATATCGTTTCATGCGCCCGGTATTGTGGCCCCGGCGTTCTCTGACGAAAACCCTTGTTTTGGTCTTGGTCTTTCGTTGCTCCGTTCCACCCTCTGCCCATATCAAAACAGGTTTCTTTAGCCCCTGACGATTGATGTGCATACCTTTTTCGCCCTTTCCAGTCATTCGGTTGGCTTTCTTAGTGCCAATAGTAATACGAAATCCGGCACTTTTCTTAAATACGATAGCCCTAATGCCTTTCTCCAAATCTCGGTTGCTGTGCAATGAGCTGCGCAAGTTATTTATAGCTGTTCGCCTTACTTGGTTCGCCTCTCTCCTGAAAGCACCTTTTAAAGCCCGCTTTCGGTGTTTAACGTCCATTTCTGTGAACAACTTTTGTAACTGCGTATCGTCGTATTGATTTGCCATAACTTGATTACTCGTTTACTCGTTCACAAACTAAAGTGTTCATACCTCGATCAATGTTTGGGATGATGGCAACCACCGTATAAAGATAGCCGCCCAACTGCTGCACTCTCCAGTTTTCTTTAACTGGGTGCGCGCCCCTTACATTAAATTCGGCTTGATAGTCGGGGAAATGCTCGCCCACTTCCTCACTACGGTTTCCGTTCTGCTTCTTTCTCTCCGCCCATACGGTACGTATAGGCTCGTAGGTTGTCGCTTCCTCGCCGTAGTCGTTTGTTGTCGCCGTAGGCTTCAACAACTGCAAACGATATTTCATTTCTCCCGCTCTCATTCCGCTAATTTCCGATAGGGTTTAATTAAGGCTTGTAGCGAATCAGGCACGGCGTGCATCTGCACGCTACTCACACTTTCACGCTGATTGTACCAATGTGCGCCCAACATCATTATAGCGTGTTTTATGGGGGTAGGCATATCATGCCCGTTACCCATCCGCGACAATTCTTCTTGGGTTCTATTGGTCGCCGTGATAACTGCGCTTTCTGCTGTATCTAATAGATGCTGCAAATACTCATCATCATCGGCGAAATCATCAGCCCTTACGTGCTTCTTGAAAAGTGCCAAACTCACTACTGCCATAACGTTTAACTTTAGTTGTGATTACTTCTTACCGCCGACTTTACCCAGCTTAAAGGCCTCCGGGCGGATTGTCTTAGTAGCATAGTCCGTGTTGAGCACGAAATCTACGCAATCTTTGCGGGCCTTGCTGTATGGATCGACGATAAAACGCAAAGTACCAAACATACCCATAGGCTGATAACGCCAATCGCCTAAACCGATATACTCCGTACCGGTGATAATCTTAACGTAGTCGCCCGACTTCATGCCCGAAAGGTTCTTAACCTCATCAGCACTTGTTACGGTAAACTTAGCGGTGTTTTTCTGTGGATCAAAGTCTTCTGCTGCCGCCCACGCTGCGCCGTTATACTTCTGATACGATACCTTAGTATCACGGATAACATTTGTGGTGTACACTGGTAAACCACAAAGTTTTTCGTCCTGAATCATCGGTAAAAAGATACCCTTTTCGTTGATAGGTGTACCCTCCAGAATCGCTTCCATGCTCTTTGTCATTACCCAACAAAGATCGCTGCCGTCGATACCTGTTTCAAGTACTGCAGCTTTCATCTGGGCGTTAAGTTCGTTGTAGGTTGGAACAGCCGAAAGCAATACCGGATTATCTTTAAGTGCAACAAATGGGCCTACCAAATTAGTAGCACCATTAACCTTATTCACACCACAAACGATTTTGTTCAAAAGAAGACGGATTGCGAGCGGCATAATCTCACGCACGATCATCTCCAAAAGCCCCTGTGACTGATTGAGCGACTGGTTAGTTACCGGGATGGCAATACCCATACGCTCCGGTGCCGCTGTCATTTTACTGAAAGGTATTTTGGTGTCGCTGAGTTCTGCGCCCTCACCGGCTAACTCTGCCTCAACCATTTCGTACATAGGCCAAACAAAGTCTCCGGCCAAACCTGTTGGCATCGGTAAACCTATCTTATCCAGAATAAAGCCCTCCTGTAAAGGCTTCAAAATGTCCTGAATGTTAAGCGGCACAATTGCCCCCTTTGCCACGTCCTGCACCATCATCATATCACGCAAAAGCATGATTTCGGTACGCTGACCTGCTGCGGCGTTCTCACGGATGATTCTAATTGCGTCCTCCTGTGCGTTTGGATTTTCACGCAAATGCTCGGCAGTCGCCGCCTGCATCTTCATTTGCAGCAACTGATTTTCACGCATGAGGGTTTCAAACTCGGTGTTCTCTGCCTCGTTGCGCTCACGCTGCTCTTTCTCGCATACGTCCGCAATGTCCGTAATGCGGTCGCAATTCTGCTGATACTGGTTAATCAGCTCACGAACGTTAATTGTTTTCTTCTTTTTGTCCATGTCTGAAAATTAAAAAATTAAACTATTACTAAACTGCGCTTTGCAGCGTGGCGCATTTCACGCAACTGCTTTAACGCTTTCTGTCTCTGCTCACTTGTTGGCTGTTGAGGCTCTGGGGCTTTCTGCTCTCGCTTCAACTCATCGGTAAACTCCCTTGCCTCTACACTTGTATCAGGGTAGTAAGGGTCTGCCGCCAACGTAAAATCAAAGATGCCTGTAATGGCTTTGACACGATAGGTAATGTTGTTTACCCCATTGGTTGCCACGTGGCTTTGTCTCTCTACAAAATCGCTATCATAGTAGCGTGTTGTAAAAGCAAAGCTGCAACCGCTTATATCGCCACGTCGTACCAATTCCAAAGCCTTATCGCCATCTACGGTATTAGGCGCATCAAACTCAAAGGCTACACCCTTTTCATCTACCGTGTACGAAAGTGTACCGCCGCCCTTATTGCTACGTGCCAAAATCAACTGCCGATTATGAAACATTGTCATTTTGATGTCTTGGCCGTCTAAGAGTTCCTTTGTAATGGCTTCCGGGGCTATCACTTCCCGGGCCTCGCTATCTTCGTCGCTCCACAATGGGGCCGACGGTACATTAAACAATATGGCATATCCTGTTATCGTGCGGCTTGGCGCTTCGCCCTCTGCCGCCTCTCTAATGTGTAACTCGGTAGGAGTACACAAACATCGTCTTATGATTTTATCTTTATTCATCGTCTTGGTCTCCATCTTTATTTTTATCGTCCTTTTTAGTTTTCTTTGGCTCTGGCTCGGTCTGTTGCTTTACTGCGGCCTCGTTGGCAATATCTCTAAGATTTGCCGATACTAAAATCTTGTCGCCCCCCTCAATAGGCTGGCGGTTCTCCAACTTCCGCCAATCGTTCACCGTATAGATACCTGCGGCAATCGTTGCCGCCTGATACTTAACTTTGCTATCCAAATCGCTTGCATAAAGCCCTCGACGGTCAAACTCAAATTTTCGTTTGCAACATAGGGTGGGAGCGATTAACTTACGCAACATTTCATTTTCGATATTGCGCAAAAGCGGGTTTAGCGTGTTACTCAAAAACGCCACATTCGCCATTTCAGCCGACTTGTAGTTGTTGCTCGTATCGTCAAAAACGAAAGACGGATGCACGCCAAAGAAACGGCAAATGTCTCGTACCGTAAACTTGCGACTCTCCAAAAACTGCATATCTGTAGAAGAAAGCGAAATTTGCTTAAAGTCCACCTGCCCGGGCAAACTAACTATACGCTCGCCGTTCTGAAAACGACTATCCATGCTTTCCGCTGTTTTCTCCAACTCCTTGTCCTGATACTCACCAAACCCGGTAGTAGTCTTATCGTTGCTTACGATGCCTCTAACATTGCCGCCATTGGCAAATCGTTTAAGCGTCTCCCTGTCTCCAGTTAATGCAATGTCTAACGTCTGCCTTGCATACTCCAGTACGCTAACGCCGTGCTTGCCGTTAATTGTATGCCCCTTAATATGGATGATCTCGCTTTCGTCGTAAACTCCATATATACCATTGATGGTATCACTAATCATGTAGGTATCGTTATACACATCGTGGTTCACGGTATTACGCCCACACAAAACCAATCGATCTATTTCTAAAGTAGCCATGTTGTACACTGGTACGATGTAAGCATTACCCTCTAACAACACATTTTCTACGGCTTCTTTCCAAAAATCAAACGCCGATTTTGTAAAGTCCGGCTGCACTGTTAGAAGATAATGCAAACGGCTATTCGTGTCCTCCACGAAAATGCCGTCTTTCAATCGCATATACAAAAATGGCAAATTAGCTACACTTTCACTAAGTAACTGCACACATCGGTAAACAGTGGCAACCGACAAAGCAGTATTGGCTGTACCGAAAAAGTTAAAGAATTGGGTATAGTCTCCAGTGCGTGGCCCCGGTGTCTGTGGCGCACTAACTGTGCCCTCTGTATCGGTGCTACGGCGGAAAAATTTTACTATATTTTGCCAAATACCCATATATATTATACTTTTAGTCCCAAAAATACAAAATAAAAATATGCAGAAAAAATGCGCTTTGGCGCATTGTGGTACGTCTTGGCGCATTGTGGTAAAATTATTATTTTATTAAAAAATTTTATATTCTAAAAACTCGCAAATTACCTCTCAAATGTGTATAGTAAACCTAAAGTCATTAGCATAGTAATCGCTCCGTCGATCTTACGATATTGTGACACTTTGAGCGGCTTTTTGTTCTCCAGATTGTCGGTATCTATCACGCAATTTTCCAAACAGAAAGCATTAATAGGGTTGTTGTTAAACTCTATCTTTGGCGGGTCATTCCATGCGAGCATCTCGAAACTTTCTACAGGTAGGTTAAAGTTTCCGTATGTCTGACTAAATGGGGTTAGCACATTCCTCGCTCCGACTGACTTTAAGATACTCGTTAGCTCCTGCGCCTTGTAAGCATCATAGCCGATACGGATAATATTAACCAACTTACTGCGTCGTAATATATCCTCGGTTATCGTCGCCGTGTCTATCTTCTGCCCTTTGCAGAAAATAAGATACCTTTTTTCATTCCAAAGTCTATAAAGCTGCTCGTTGGGATGCCCTTTTAATGCCCCCTCCGGGAAATAGTAATCAGTATGCGTGTAAAACTTCTTATCACCCGATAGGTACACGGTATAAGATACTGCGCTGAAATCATCATGCACCGACAAATCAAACGCCACAGCACAATCGGGGCGGCCCTGCACCTGATCTATACAGAAATTGCCCAATAATTCTTTTGCCTTTTCGTGGGTAAACCACGTTTTTTCGTCGTTTATCGTGAAAATATTAAGCAATTTCGTGCGAAAAGCCAACATATTTTCGGCTGATAACTGGGCGGTCTTATACTCATTTTCGTAGTAGTCTGGTTGCACTGTGATACCCAAATGCGGCTGCACCTTTGCCCACGTCTTCGGGCTATCCTCCGCATCGTCCACATCAGGCATGAATATGGAGGCAAACATAGTGTCGCTTTCTGCCTTGCCTCGTAGTACTGCCATCACTCCGTCAAGTTCGTGGGCAAATGGGCCATCTACCACATCGCTTGCCGTGGTGATAATGATAGTTAGCGGCTCACGCCGTGGCCCCATTGATGTAGTCAACACGTTTTTGAGGTCTGCGCCGTTCTTACCCGCCGTGTTCCGGGCTTGGGCGTACTCATCCATTATCACCAATGAGGCAGACAAACCATCTTTGGTTTTAGCGTTAGCGGTCAAACATTGTATGAGGCTATCACGCCCGCGGTCTTTGAAAGTAATCTTTTCACGATTAACCCTAAAGTGTTTTTCTTTTGGGTCAATATCAAGCATAATTTTTTGTATCTCATCAAAGCATATTTTAGCCTGATCGTAACTATTTGCGCCCACGTATGCCTGGGCGTTGTTATCGCCGAAAAGCATATCATAAACCGCCAAAGCTGCGCACGATGTCGTTTTACTGAACTTTCGGGGCACGAATAAGTAGGCGGTACGTATCAGTCTGCGCCCATCGTCTCGGGCAAAGCCGTAGATATTGGCAAACTGGTAGGCTTGCACCGGGGTTAGCTTATAGCGTGTGCGTCCATTGATGCCGCTAAACCGCAAAGCCTCGTAGAACTTGAAAAAACGCTTTACCCGCTTTGGCTTCCAATCGTACTTATCCAGCATCTGCAAAAAGCGTCTTACACCCAATATCTCATACAGGTTGTGTGCGTCTGGGTGGTCTATCACTCCAAACACATAATCGCCGATACGCTTATCTGTTTCAATAAGCGCACGGCGGTATCGGTCGGCGTATGTACTGCGCCCCCGCTGCAACTGCTCCGATACATCGGCTTTCAGTTGTCGTAATCTTTCTTTTTCTTCCTCTGTCATTCGTCGCCCTCCTGCATCGCTGCCATAAAGTCGTTAAAACTATCGTTGTCGCTCTTTCGTTCTTTGCTCTCGGTGTTCATGCCCAAAGCCCTTAACGCTTTCTGTCCCTGCTGCAACAACTCGATATATAGCTTTTCTTTCGGGTCGATCGTCTTACGTTCGTGACCCTCCCGGCTATACTCTACGCTTACGGCATGATGCCCGTCTGCCATGATCTCATCACCCAAAATGTCGGCACGTACCAACAACTTAGCCGTAATATCCACTTGGTATGTAAGTTCAGCGGTGTACTTACCTTGCTTCTTCAACAACTTAACGATATACGCTTTTTTGCTCTTAATCTTGGCGGCTATCTTCTTGTTGTCTTTCTCGGTGGACGGCTCCGGCAAAGTCTGGCTAACAGGCAATGGGCCGGCAGTCTTTGGCAGTGCCTTGTCGCTGTAACCTCGCTTTTTGCCCTTTGTTTTTAGGTAAAAGATAATAGCCGTTGTGTCGTTGGCGTTTATCGACTGCATCAACTTGCTTTCAACGAAATCTACCTGCACCTCGGTAATCTCATCTACTTTCTCTTTAAACACTGGGTCGGCGTTGTACCATCGGTAATAAGTACTGCGCCCTATGCCTATCGCCTCGCACGCTGTGGCTATGATGCCGTAGCCTTTCGCCAAAGCCTCCAAAAACTTTTGTTTCTTTTCTTCCATCTGCGTTACTTTACAAATGAGCGGATGCCGTCGAAATAGTCTTTGTAAAACTCAAACAGTCCCTTATCAACTGTTATACTTCCCTGCTCCGTTCTTGGATTAGTATTAATGTTTGCACTTGTCTGTATGCCGAAATAAAAGCCCTCATCGTAGTTGCACCCTGCGTATATCTTGCTGTGGTTTTTGAATACTGCGGCACGTCCTGCCTCCGGGTGTTCCTGATAGAACTTTTGCACCATCTGCCACTCAATCTTATAGCTGCCCGGGAATATCTCGCCCAAATACATATCAAGTTTCTTAATGCGCCCTTGCTCGTACCATTGTTGTACCTGCAAAATATCCTCCGCCGCCATGCACCATGTCGATAACAAACAATAGTCTAAGTCGTGCTGATTAAGCACCACTTTCAGGTAACTAAGGCTATCCACGTCCCCGGCAGTGATAAAATTGTAGGTGGTATAGTCTTGCAGCTTGACGTACTGCATCGCCTCCAGTAACTTGACCTCGCTAAATGCCCGGCGGTACTCGTAGCGTTGTGATAATTCGGTACATTCCTTTGTTCGTCTATGCGCTCGCTTTGCCTGGGCGGTTGTCTCGGCTGTGGTTTCTTCCGGCTCCACCTCATCAGGGAGGGGCTTGAGTCTGACTTGCGCCAAAGCTGCCAAATCCAAAGCCGTCATCTTGGTTTCCAAACTTCATAAATATTGCTTTTTAATATTAACCTACACACGTGGGCGTTTTTATATTGTGCCAACTATGCCGGGGCTTTGCATCTGGGCAAAATCCCCCACGGCCCAAAAATCGGCTCACGTGTGGAAAAGGAAGTTGGCGAGGTTTAACCGGGGGTGTACCCCATTTAAAAAATAGGCCCCCAGGTCTCACCTTGCAACCTCATTTCAAAAATTTATTCACAAATCTTTTCAGGTGCTCCTTGGCTCGGTTCTTTGCTTGAACCTTGCCGCACCTGCCCATATCCGTATGTACCTTAACGTGGCACTCGTGGCATAGGGCTTTGAGGTTAAAGTAATCAAACATCAGGCGTTCTTTTTCCAGCCTTGTTAGTCCATCCTCAACCGGGATAACGTGGTGTACCTCGGTGGCTGCTGTCACTCTGCCCAATTCCTCGCACCTCTCACATAGTGGCGTATCATTGAGTTTGTCACGTCTCAATCGTAGCCACTTGGCCGTATGTATCAGCCTTATATAGTCTTTATCCTTTGCCATACTCTAATATTCGTCTTTGATGTCTATTGTTGTGTGATACTTCCTTACCAAAAAGTTGAGGCTATCCAACAAAGATTGCTGTACGCCCTGCTTACCACTTAATGCTGTGTTGGCCCGCTCATCTACTGTGTTAGCACAAATCAACTTATACACCTGTACTGGGTACTGCTGCCCTTGTCGGTGTAATCGTGCGTTGGCTTGTTGGTATAACTCCAGATTCCAACCCGTGCCAAACCATACGATATAGTGCCCACCTTGCTGCATATTCAAGCCAAACGCCGTGCTCATAGGATGGGCCAATAGTACGTCTATCTGTCCGGCGTTCCATTCTCTCAACTCCTTTTCGCCCTCGTATGACTTGACGGTATAACCTTTCAGTTTCTTGGTGATACGTGTTACATCATGCTTAAACTGATAGAAGACTAACACATGATTGCCGTTTGCAGCTTCCACGATCTCGGCTAACTTATCCAACTTCTCATCGTGTATTTCGTGTACATCCTTGGCATCATCGTATATCGCACCGTTGGCAAACTGGCTTAACTTATTCATCAGCCCGGCGGCACTGTTCGCTAAGATATTGGCGTTTTCCCCGGTATGCAATTCGGTAAACTCCAAAACCTTTTCTTTCTCAAACTTGTTGTATGCCTCCATCACCTTTGGCGACAAAGTAAGTTTGGTTTCGTGGGTGATCATGTCCGGCAACTGCAAATAGTCCTTTGCCTGCATTGATAGACAAATATCAGAAATCTTGTTTTTGATGATGCCCTCGCACCCTTTTTTGATGTCGCAACGTACTATTACGTTGTTCCACTTGTGGGTCTCAAAGTAGGTTTCACGATATTTCGTTACACTCTTGCCCAAACGTTCGCCCATGTCTATACAGTACATTTGTGCCCATAGGTCTATCAGTCCGTTAGGTGCTGGCGTTCCTGTAAGTCCGATAACTCGATTAACCGTTGGTATGGCTGTACGCATCGCCTTAAATCGGTTTGACTTAGAAGACTTGAAACTAGTTAGCTCATCAATTACCAACACATCAAATGGCAACTGACCGCCATACTTTCCGACTAACCAAACAAAGCTATCACGTCCGATAACGTAGATGTCTGCCTTAGATGCCAACGCTAAATTACGCTGCTTCTCCGTACCCATCACCTTTGCCACTTTCAGGCTTTGCAGATGATCCCACTTTTCTGCCTCGGTAGTCCATGTTGTTTCGGCTACCTTTTTCGGTGCTACCACCAAAGTACGGCTTACCTCGCAATCATCCATTAGCTGTTGTATTGCTGTAAGTGTGCTTACCGTCTTACCTAAACCCATATCAAGAAACAAACCGCAACGGGGGTGGTCTAATATCCACTGTATCGCTGCCTTCTGATAGTCGTATGGTCTGTACTTCATTGTTCTGCCCTCCAAACTTTAATCAGTTCGTCGATTGTCTGCTTGTTGTCGATTGTATAGACTTCGTGGCCCATGCTTACCAACTCATTTTGTCTTACGGCTTGTATCTTCGTTGGTTTCTTGCCTTTACTTTTCAACTCCACCCAAACAACCTTACCACCATGTAGGCATACCACTCTATCAGGATAACCCACCATGTTAGCATTTGAGTATTTGAGGCAAATGCCGCCAATGGCTTTTACCTCTTGTACCAAATATTTTTCTATCGCCTTTTCCGATACCTCGGCGTGGCGTGTTATTGCTTCTAACTTCTTCATTCTATCTTATGCCGTTTGTAAACATTCTACTTTCAACATTCTATACATATATACTTAATACCCCTTTTTACGTATATTTATAGTATATAACTATATATTACTACTTATACTATATTTTATGTTTATTATGTTTACATATATAGTTAAGTATTGATAATCAGCCTTTTAAGTGTAAACAAAGTATGTAAACAAAGCCGTAAACAAAATAAATTGTTTACGCATTTTGCGATATTTGCTTTTTGTCGCTTTGCTTGTAAACAAACCCTGTAAACATCACTTTGTTTACATATTCCTACGCCCGATTGATGCCTTAAAGGTCGCTTTCGTCGTCGTCTTCTGTTGGTCTGCTAAACCCTCGCTGTGTCCCATATAACGGAAATCTTGCAGACGATAATTTTCGCCAACCCAATTCGTCCAAGACTTTATTAACCTTTCGGGCTTCGTACTTGTAATCTTTACTACCTACATCACGCCCCAAAACCTCGCTGAGAAATTCGGCGGCACATACTTTGGTACGTGTTTCTGTTCCTGTCTCATCCAGTGGGTCGGGGCTTCTAATGTATGCCCGTCGACGGTTCAAATCCCAAGTACCCCAGTCGGCCGGCAACTTCATATCTAAGTATGCCTGTATCATTCCCGGTAATGGGTCTTCTTGATTATCGTTAAACTCTTCCTGCCGCTTTCGGGCTTCTGCTTCCAATTCCTCACTAAGGTACAACTTTTCGCCGTCCTTATAGCGTCGCACAGCCTCAGCCCATAACTGATCACGGTCTGCCCCGACTGCTTTGCGTGGGCTACCGTGCTTACGTAGTTCCGGGTTTATACGTATTACCCAAAAGCGGCGGTTTCCGGTCTCTCCCTTTAAGAAGTATAATTCGTTGGTCGTACCGCAAAAAACGCATTGCCTTGGGTGGGATTCCATCACACTGCCATACGCCGGGCGGTACATATCATTTTGGCGGCTTATGTAGGCTTTCACCTGCTCAACGTCTGATCGCTTGATACTGCCCAACTCCGGTAGTTCGATAACCCAACCGTTCCGGGCTTGCTCCATGCCTTTTGTACCCTCCATCGTTACCAAACTATCGCTAAACCAATCACCGCCCATCACATTGAAAAGCGTCGATTTACCGATACCCTCGGCTCCGGCGATGATCAGGCAATAATCATACTTGCACCCCGGATTCATCACTCTTGCCACTGCCGCCGTAAAGTGCTTACGTGTCATAGCCCTGTTTAACTCATTATCTTCTGCACCTAAGTAGTCAATAATTAAGCGGTCTAAGCGTGGTACACCGTCCCATGTAAGACTATTGAGGTAATCACGTATTGGGTGTATTCTGTGACGTGTAACGACTGCCACCAAAGCATCTTTGATTTTGTCCTTTCCAGTCACTCCGTATTTTTCATCTAAGTAGATTCTTAGATTTGCATCATCAGTATTGCCCCATTGTGTTGCCTCGGTGTTCCACGGCAAACCACCCGTTATGTAGTTAAACCCATTAAATAGATTTTGCCATACATGATTTTTCAATCCTGGGTCATTCTCCAGAATAGCAATAATATTGCTTGCCGTTGATTTGATGCTGCCTTTCTTGTCAAAGTCTAATTCAGCCATCCACTTGTCGGCATTTTCAGATACTGCGCTGTCTCCGGCTTCCTCTGTTTCGATGTCGGCAAAATCATCATCGGCTTGGCTCTGTCGTTCTTTAGTAAGTAAGATTCTTACCTTTTTGTCTTTGGCTACGAAATCTTGCATTTTTAGGTACGACGGCAAACGTGTGTTGTCCGTTATCTTCGTACCCTCATCCTGCACACCGAACAAATGTATTCGGCAAAGGTCGAAAGCGTTGCAAAGCTGCTTACTTGCCGGGTCGGTTTCGTGATTGCTGTACGCAAACTTGCCGTCGTAGCAAACCAAACCCGCCGCTACACTTCCCTTAATGTATGTGTATCGCCCATCGTGGGCGGTCTTTTCGTACACATCAGGTAGAAACGTGTCGATTGCCTCCTCTATTGAATAGGCACGGCAAAAAGCACCAATTAAGCCGGGTTTTTCGATTGGGTCACCTACCTTTTTCAATTCGTGAACGATGATGTCGCCTTCCCGGCTCGATACTGGCCAAAGTGCCACATCTTTATAGTCGTGGTACTGCTTTAAGAACTCATCCACGTTGCACGCCTTGCCGTCTTGATATTCGAACACATATTCGCCGTCTCTGCTTGTAGATGGATAATAAAATAATCTCGCTAACTGATAGGTGGTATCGTCGAATACCTCAATATTCAGTTTGCTTGCTATCATTCTACAAAGCGGCTCATACTCATCTGGGCGTACTCGACGGCTCAATGGAAAGACTAAACGATAGCGTGGCTTTTCCGGCGTATGCTTGTGCGTGCTGTAAAGCATCGCCGCAAAGCCAAAGTTTAACGTGAATTCGTCCCAGAGGTCGGGCGTACCGTAGTCAATATCAAGTGTGGCAATACTTCGCCACATCACGTTAGCGGTTTTTCGTGTACCGCCTGATAGGTAGCCACCGACAAAACCGCCCACGTCCTTGATGCTGCTTTGCTCTTCCCTGCTCATCTTGGCGTACTCGCTTACGCTTTCCGTGGTCCGTTTCGTTTCGCTGCATCGCTCTACCAACTTCACCCATGTGGTCGCTTTGTTCTTCCACTTCTTTGCCATACGGCTATGGGCTGTTGCTATGTCGATCGGGAAATCATTGTTTAACTTTATCTGTGCCATGTGCTAATCTTTCTAAAGATTCATACGATAACTTATCTAAGATACCTTTAAAGTACTTAGCATCTTCCTCGCTGCTCGCCTTGATAGTTACCGGGCGCACACCGATTTTGCCTACTGGTGGGTGTACCACTAACTCAAATGGCCGTGGCTCATCGTCCAACTGATCGAAAAGGTGCTTTAGGTTGCTTGCTCTGATAACCATAAACCTTGTGTATTTGAAATCTTCTGCCATATTGTTTTACTTTTTAAGATGATCGGGTAAAAACGAAAGTATATGTTTTATAACCTCTACCGTCCAACCATTGCCCAACATACGGTATTGTTGTGTTTCTGATACTTCCCATTTATACCAGTCTGGTATAGTTTGCAGTCGGGCGCACTCTGTCGGCGTTAATCGTCTGACTTGCAGCCCCCCCACTAAAGCGTTAATCGTCTGCCCTCCGTGTCCGTTCATTAAAGCCGGGCTTTTGCCATCAGCTGCATAAACTCGGTTTTGTTGGTACGGCTGTGTGCCTCCACTTTCACGGCTTGGGTTTATCTGCTTGATTCCGTTTTTTGGATTGCTCACTAATAAATTATTTTTTTGCCACGAATTAGCGGATAATGTAGGCGACTTTTCGGTATTGATAGCACCTTTGTTTTTGCCTCGTGGTCGTTGCATTATAAAATTATCTTTTGCCACTGTCGTTAAACAGTTGGTTTTACCGGGGTTCGGGCTTTCCTCAAAGTGTTGTGGCTCGCCTCGATATGATCTGCCCCTTTGGGCTGCACAAATTAAGTCTTTCACATTACGCCCCCCCACTGTTAATGTACACATCTTGCCTGTTTCCTTGTGGAAAATAGCCTTAAAGCCATTGCCCTTTTCCTCCTGACGCTTGTTATAGGCTAATAACTTTTCTATATATTCAGGACTAAGGAAATATTTTTCATCGACCTCATCCTGTAAGATGTCCTTAATAAATATGTGCCGGTCTTTCGGCTGTGGTATTGCACTATGAGGTAAACCGAATAAATCATACTGCTCCAATTTGATGTTAGTCCAATAGATACGTTTTCTAACTTGCGCCGATACTAAAGCACTATTTATATGAACACCTACGATGCCCAAAGCCTCGTTAATAACCGTCTCCCATCTCTTGCCCATTTCAACATTTTCAAGCATAAATAAGATGTTTGGGTTTGCCTCTCGTAGCTCGTTAAGTATTCTGACGTATTCCCAAAATAAGTAACTCTGCCCCTCAAACTCAAAGCCCTGTTGTTTTAATTCCAGATACCTTGTTAAGGTCTCGATTTGTTCTTTGCTTTTGGTGCTCATTCCTGCACGTTTTCCGGCAAAACTAAAACACTGGCATGGGCTGCCACCTATCAGTAAATCAATTTTGCCCAAACTCTTAGCGTCCACTTTTCTAACATCACCCAACTGCACGGTGTCGGGAAAATTCGCCATCGTGTTTTTGATTGCAAACTTATCTATTTCGCTTGCATAGTATTTATCAATCGTTACGCCCAATTCCTTTAATGCAATTTGTCCGCAACTCATGCCGTCGAATAAACTTAATACTACCATGCTACAAATATCAAATCTTAAAATACCGCCAATCTATGCAACCGGGGCACTGCTCGCAAACCTCACATTCTGATAGCTTACAAACTCCATAGCCGGGTTTGTCTTCATCAGGATCGTATGATAGGCACGTTTTGCAGTACATCTTTTTCATAATTGGCGGTATTGGTGTGAATATTTGCACGGCTTTCGCCGTGCTAAAGATTAAAAACTAAAATATTAAGGGCTAAAAAATAAATGCTGACACTGCCCTAACTCTGATCGTGCTGCTGGCCTTAGTGATCCAAAGGTTCGTATTACCGTCGTCGAGGTTCAGACCCCACGCGTTGGTCGCACTGCTCTCGGTAGAAGTCCAATACCAACTGTCTTGCAGTTCACCACCTCCGACAAACATCAAAGCTGCATTGATAGCTTTTTTGTTGATAAAGATACGGTACAACTCGCCTAAAGATGGTATATGCCAATCATCGGCTAACTTTATCTGTGGATTCAGAATATTACGCAAATGGTTGGTGTTCCCCGCTCCGTCCATGTCCGCTACCGCATCGTCGTAGTCGTCGATATAATAATCTTGGTCGCTTTCTTCGTCGCCATTCTCTTTCGTAGTTAGTGTAATAGCACTGCCTTTAGCTTCATCATACAAAGCTATCTTAATGCCAAAGCCACCCATCTTCAAACCGATAGCCACTACCTCACTATTCATGTTGTCGTCTTTGGTGTGCTCCGGTTCAAACAAAGTTGCTTTGCCGTCGGCGTGTAACAAATAAACGCCGTCCTCCATATCACCGTATTTTTGTAACTGCGCCTGTACCGGCTTTTCGTCCTTACCCATTACAAAGGTATTGGCTTTCTCTGCTTCTTCTACGTTGCCGCACCATTGCAATAACTCGTATCTGAATTGCTGCATATCTGATAGTGCCTTACTTGTCTTTATTTCCATTTTGTATATGCTTTATATTGTTTAATCTTTTAAATAGTATGGGGTGGTGTACCCTGCACCTTTGAGCGGTAAATCTCTGCACCATGATATAGGCTCACTAAACAAAGCCTCAACCATCGGTAACGTCTGGTCTTTCGTAGCCTCTACGATGATCTCATCATGTATGTGGAAAACTACGTTTAGCCCTCGCCGCTCGGCTCTAAGTATCACCCAACCTAATATGTCACGCGCCGTAGCCTGTACGATGTTCTCGGTTAGCTTACCGCCGTAGGTTCTCACCTTTCCCCACTTCTTCGTGGTCTGGTTTACGCCCTCATACTCGATGATTTCGTGGTCGCCTCGCCAACCGTCGTTTGTCTCGATGCCAACCTCCGCACGTGGGTAACAAATAGTCCTGCCGCTTGGTAGGGTAATTAGCAACATACCCCAACGATAACCGATTACGATACCTTGCTGTATTGTTACGCTTCGCCCTGTCTTAATGGCCGTGATAGCTGCTTTCTCAACGGTACGCCACAACTTAACGATATGTGGGTTACTATCTCGCCACTTGTTTACGATGTCTTTTTCCTCGGATTCTGTTAAACCTAACTTCTTACCGCCCATCGCTTCCAGTGCCGATACACCGCCGCCGTAGCCCAAACCCAAAACGGCTACTTTTCCTTTCGGTCTCAAATCTCCGTTGGGGCCGTGCTTTTGAACTGGTACGCCAAACATTTTACTCGCCGTCTCACAATAGATGTCGTGCCCTGCTCTGAAAGCGTCCAATACCCATGTTTCCCCGGCTATCCATGCTATCACACGTGCTTCAATCGCCGAAAAGTCGCATACGTGGAACGTGCAACCGGGCTTGGCTATGAAAGCGGTACGTATCAATTCACTAAGTACTTGGGTAACGTTTCCGTAGTTCATTTCAAACTCTTCCAAATCACCCTGCTTAACCAAATAGCGTGCGTCGTCCAAACTCTCCAGATGATTTTGTGGTAGGTTCTGCAACTGCACCAAACGCCCCGCCCATCTGCCTGTACGTGCCGCACCGCAAAATTGCAACAAACCGTGTACTCGGCTATCTTTGCAGACACATTTTTGCATGGCTGTGTACTTCTTATTAGAAGTCTTACCCATTTCCCTACGCAAAGCCAAAAGTTTCTGCACCTTGGGCCAATACTTAAACTGCACCTCGTAGTCGTCCAAATTCTTTTTGTTGAGGCTATCAATAGTAAACCCGGTGTTCTCGGATATGTATTGTTTAATTTGGCCGGGGCTGTTCGGGTTACTCATGCCTGTAAGTTTTTGGGCTTCTGTAAATAGTTCATCTTTGTATAATTTATCAAATCGGGTGGCATTGTTCACTAACACTTGGTCTATCATAACGCCACGGTCGTTAATGCGTTGATCGGCTGTGTACAAATCTTCGTCGAACTCGGGTACTTCCAATCTTCTGACTTTTTTCAAGATGGCTTGCTCTACCTCCACGTCTCGGATATTGTAGGCTTTGAACGTTGCCCATTTCTCGGGTGCATCGTTCGGTTTGTGCCGGATCATCTTTGTTACGCCCTGCTTTGTCTGCTTATTCGGAACACTAAAGTATCTTATTAGGGCTTTGCCCTCACTCATCTTTCTGTCTTCCAGTTTAAGCACTTCGCCACATTGAGCCAACGAGAGCGGTAAACCCATTCGGGCGGCTCTTACCATCGTACACCGCCATTGTCTCGGGTCTAATCGTCCTTGGATGCCTAAATATACACCGATGCAAATACGCTCAAAAGTTGCATTGAAAGCGGTCTTTATTACCTCGGGGTCGGTTAGTGCTGCTTTGATGTCTGGCGGCAAAGTTTCGCCGCTTGCAAAGTCCACGCATTGCACCGGGCCACCGTCCACGCTATACCCAAAAAGCAATATGGTAAAGTCTTCGGCTTCCACATACTTATATACGCCACACTCGGTTAGGTCGTTGCTACTATATGTTTCGATGTCTATGCCTAATTCTTTCATATACTTTGCTTGGTTTGATAACCCCGGCGGCTTCCTCTTTCCACCGCCGGGGGCAACTACATTAACATTTTGTCGTATAGAAAAAAGCACTTTACAAATCGTCGTCGTCCTCATCGTCGATGCCGTCCAGATCGGCAAAGTCGCTTTCGGCTGATACTCTGCCGCCCAAATGGTCGTCGTCCTTGAACTTCATAATATTGTTGAGGCCGCACGCTACGCCCTTATTACCGCTTACGTCGTAACCGTAAAAAGTTACCGACACAATCGCCCAAACGCCACTGTAAACTTCTTCTTCGTCCACGATAGGCACTTTCTTGCGATCGACTATGCCGGGGCGGGTGTTACTCTTGGCGTTCAAATAGTAGTGGTCTTCGTAAACCTCATCGTCCTTTTCGTCGCCATCACGCAAAGCCAAATCAAGTTTCTTAGGCTCTTTGCCTCCCCACTTCGCTATGATAGCGGCTTTCTTAGCTGCCTCAATCGCCTTTTTGATTGCCTCGATAGTCTTCTTTTCCGACTTTGGGATCAGAACGTTAGTCATAAACTTGCCCTCCCCGTCACCGTCTGGGCTGTACTTTGCGAATACGTGGGTGTAACTAAGGCGGCATGGGCCAAAGATTACCTTAGTATCATTAACTACTTTAGGGTCTACCATAATTGTATGAATTTAAAATGTTAAACTTAAATGTCTTTAAAATCGTCTGCTGCCTGATTAAACGCCGGGCGTTTGTCTGATTCAGGCACTAACGTTGGTTTGCCTTGTGGCTTATTGATATACTCGGAACAAAGCGTTCCAAAGCGTTTCTTACCTATCAGTTTTTCCAAATCGGTAATACTTCTTAGCTCGGTGGGCTTAATGTAGTCCTCCTTTGCAAAGCCCTCTTTGTCTAAAAGCTGCATTACGGCGGTTGGGTCTGTTATCTTTCTGATACTGCGCCCCTCAACGATTTTGTAGCCTTTGTACTGCACACCACTTAACGCCTGTTCCAAACTGTACTCCTCAATTCCAGATAGCCACGTTTTGAAAGTCGAAAGGAAAGGTAGTATAGCGGCCTCCATAACTTCCTTGCTAATCTTACGTGGATCGGGGTAGGCTTGCTGCGACCCGACACATAAAGACGATAGGGCCTTGCAAGTGGCCTTAACTTTGCAGAACCGGCACCACTCGCCGGGCTTCTGCTTTCCTCCGGCATAGGCTTCATGGGCTTTTGGTTTCAGCTCATCGACTGCCCAATTAATGAGGTCGGCGGCATCTAACTCAAACTCCGAAAGATTATCAATACGTGGTTGTACGATAGTCATGCGTACCTTATGTATGTCGTATTCAAAGTTAAATAAGTCCCATGCGCCCAAAGCATAAATCATCATTTGTTGATTTTTCACGGCTGACACCTTTACGCCTTTTCCATACTTAAAGTCGATAACCTCCATCACACCATCGGCGATAATGATAGCATCCGACGTGCCGAAAGCATCAGGCACATAGTGACTAAAATCTAACTTGACCTCAACCAACAATTGTGCGTCCTTGGTCTTAGCTCGGGCGGCGTTGAACTTTGCCAGTACGATAGTCTTGTACGTATCGGTGTACTCGTCCATTTCGCCACTGTGGTACTGCTCGTCTAACTGCGCTATCTCGGCTTTTTCCTCATCCACCGACAAATCCAAAAACTCTTTCAGTTTCTTGGCGCAATAGGCGTGGGCTAACGTTCCCTCCTCTGCAAATGTGCTGCTCTTATCCTCCACGTCTCTTTCCAGAAGTGGGGCGGCAGTACAATTCATCCAACGATGTGCCGCACTTGGTGATAATAAAGCGTGTTTACCTGCCATAATTGTATACGCTTAATTGTTGTTATTAAAATGGGCAATTTGAACCGATCGTGCCATCTTCCATTATCTGCAAATCGTTGCAGTTCTTAATGAAATTTGCAATTTTATCAGGTGGCAAAGCACTCGGTTTTTCAGCACCTAACAAAGCGGCTATGTTCTTGAACTGTGCCGTTAGCGGTTTGTGGTACTTTTTGTACAAATCGCTGTTGGTGTTCTCCTTGTAGTCTTCGCCCTCGATACGTTGGCGTGTCTTGTGCATAGCCGCCCTAACGTCTTCGGCGGTTAATGGCTTCTGCTCTGCCTCTGCCTGGGCTTTGGCCTGACCCTCATTCTGTGGGGCGGCTTCCTCGGCTTTGGCTTCTTCCTGCCCGGCTACCTGCTCACCGTTGGCATCGGCTTCGTTGGCGGCTGGCTCTTTGGTAGGCTCTGGCTTGTCGGCGGCTGCTTCCTCGGCGGTCGGCGCAACTGTTGGTCGGTGGCTCAAAATGGCATTTACCAAAGCCACGATTTCGGGTGTTACACCCAAATTGACCTGTACGTTAATACTAAAATCTGTTTTCATCTTTGTATATGATTAATGATGTTATTTATCCTCGTTGATGTACTCCAATAGCTCATCTATCTTTCTGTGCTTCGCAAACCATACATACAAACGTATGTCGATATATGCGAGTGCTACGGCTGTGAACTTGGAATAAATTACTAATTCCCAATAGTTGGGGTTATCAGCGTCCGGCATCCCAATCAGATTGAGAAAAGCGATAACACCGATAACTACCATCAGCCAATAACGCCAATTCTTCATTATTTTTTTCATACCGCTTAATTTTTAAAGATACATTGATTTCCAACACTTGATTATTTCCGCCCCCGTAGTAATTAAGCCTTTTCCGGCTTTCCTAACTCTGAACTTAATAAGCCCATCGTTAGCGTACCGGGCGACAGTGTGCCGATCCACGTGCAACGCTTTGGCTGCTTGCCCTTGGTTATACAAACCGTCTGGTTCTACTTCGGGTTTGGTGATAATCATATAGCGTTACGTGTTATGGTTAGTGTGTTGGCTGTATAGTCCGTTTTAACGCTGAACTTGCAGCCCATCAAATTTTGAAATTGATACGTCAAAGCCTTGCCGTTGTCGCACGCTTTCGCATCAGGTAGGTAAAACGTTTTCGTCTTTCCTACGTCAATTGACCGCAAATCGTCGCGTGTCAATTTGATAGCTTTTTCTGTTTTGTCTGCCATAAAAGTATAAATTTTATTAAGACTACTTACTTAGTTACTTATACCTTTGGAGAAAAAGAAAAACTGCCGTATATTTGCAGTTGAGTTTTGGTGATGTTGGGCAAATTGTCCGACAGTCTTTCTTATGCTCTTGAGGTTAGTTACTTACTTATCTCGGCTGCAAAGATAGACGTTTTCGGGTAATTAACCAAACTTTTGAGACAAAAATGTCTAATAAACAACATTTTTTAACGATTTACACCGTAAGCGTATGCAGACAGAAAACGACGTAAGAAAAAGAATATCAGCGGTTTTTGCTGAATTTGGCGAAACGCAAAACAAATTAGCGGGCGGCGATCCCGCTACCCAAAAACGTCTAAACCGCCAACTTTCCGATAATGGGGCGGCAATAACGGTAGATACTTTGTTGCTCATACTGAATAAGCACAACGACGTATCGGCTGAATGGCTGTTGCGTGGTACTGGTGATATGCGCACTTTGCCCGATGGCATGGATGCCCCGGAAGATGTCGAAATAGCAAATCTTGAAACCACCGTAGAAACTTTGTCGAAAATGGTTGCAAAATACAAAGCGCGTATAGACGAATTAGAAGCAACGTATTTGCCTGAACAAAAAAGGAATGTAGGATAATTCGCTTTACACCAAAATACACAAAAGTATGAAAAGAATTTGGTTTGCATTACTCGTGGCTTTATTATTTGTCGGCTGCTCATCCGACAACGACGAAACGAATACGGTAAATAGCCATACCGTTACGCTTTCGGATATAAAAGGAACGTGGGCGGTTGTGTCTGCAATGCCTCAAAGTTTAGTTGGTATTAGGTTGGTTCTAAATGACAAAACTAACTGCGTCTGGTCTGATAAGTTCGATAATACCTTTTCGGGGCCTTACTACTTCCTTGAAAATATAGACGATGCTGTATTGAAAGAACAATGCGCCTTAATAGCGTCTGATGTAAACGATAAAATTCACATAAACGATATTAAGGTGCTGGGGCAAAATGTTGGCAATGCCCATTTATACATAATGTGTGATTTAATGCCTTTGCTGCCCAGTGTTAATTGGCAATACTTCAACGAAAGAGTAGATAGGACGGCGTGGTATTTTTGGGAAAGTAATTGGTTTAAGTTCACATTTGAGATAGTGGACTATTCCGAAAATAGTATGCAACTTAAATTATTAGATAGCGATATTAGGTATGAGGATTACGAAAGTAGTTACCCTCTACGCCTTTCTAACGGCACGGTTTTGACTTTGCAAAGGCAAATATAACCGTGCAAATTTTCAGCAAATAGTTTTTAGGTGTTCGTAATTAATTATAAATCAATAAGATATGAATAATATGGGATTATTGGAGGGTGTCACAGCTCTAATAGCCAAACACCTGATAATCAGCCCTAAAACGGGGGTTTTCTACTGCACCAAACCCCTAAAAATGGGCGAAATATGGCGCATTTTGGTAGGTTTGGGCGCAAAAATCAGCAAATTTTCAGCAAATTTTCAGCCGGGCTTATGGCAAAATCTCGTTTTCGCTTAGATGTTCGTAGGGCGTTGAAAGATGGTACTTACCCGGTTCAAATCATAGTTGGGCATGGTACTAACATCTATCTTGGTACTGGTGTCTATGCCTCGGTTGGTGAGTGGGACGCCCGAGCACAACAATATATCGGTAAAGGGGCACGGCGTATTAATGCCGCCCTTGTTTCTATGCTTGCAATGGTCACTAACCGCATCATGGAACTAAAAGAGACTGGGCAATGGCCGAAATTATCACGTAGGCAAATCAAACAAATGCTTACCGACTTGGAATTGGAAAAGCCCACCATTGATGTACCTACGCTTAGTGACGTATTTTCGTCTATGTGTGAGGGGCGTGCCGATCGCACTAAGGGGATAACAAAAAGTGCATCGTTAAAGATACAGGCTTTTGGCTATGATCCGGCAAAGCTGCACTTTGAACAAATAACGACTACGTGGTTAGATGATTTCTATGCGTCGATGTCGGGGTTATCCATTAATACGAAAGCGGCGTACATGAAAGCTGTTAAGCGCGCGTTTAACTGGGCGATAGACCGCAATATTACGACTAATGATCCTTTCAGACACTACCGCATAAAGGTAGAAGAAACTCGTATGAGGGATTTGCCGATAGAGAAAATGAGGCAACTATTAGACTTGCCACTACAGGGGTTTTATCCTGAATATCGCGATTTGTTCATGCTTACCTTTTACCTGATAGGCATTAATACGGTTGATCTTGCCGATTGCACGTTAGATAGCATCGTTAATGGCCGCTTGGAATACCGCCGACACAAAACAAATAAGCTATATAGCATAAAGATTGAGCCGGAAGCAATGGAGATAATAAACCGCTATAAGGGCAAAAAGCACCTCATACGCTGCTTTGATAGGTACAAAAACTATAAAGCCTTACAGGGTAGCGTTAATAACGCTTTGGCTAAAATAGGCCCCGCCCGGTTGGATGATAACGGCAATTTCATACTTACCGGGAACAATCGAAAAGTAATGCAGCCTTTAGAAAAGGGGCTGTCTTTGTATTGGGCACGCTACTCATGGGCGACGTATGCCGCTGACTTGGATATACCTAAAGACACCATCAGTGAGGCTTTGGGGCACTCCCACGGCGCAAAGGTTACGGGTGTGTATATAAAGTATAATAGGGATAAAGTGGATGCCGCAAACCGCAAAGTTATAGACTACGTATTGGGTAAAGCAAATCGTCCGGGCTAACCTCTCGGTCGGCTCCGGGCTTGTCCTATTCAGAAAACAGACTTATTTCTTTTTTCGTAAATATAAGAATATAGTGTAAATAATCGCTGCTACGCAACATAAAACCCCGATATGGTAAATTGTACGCTGATACCATTTTAAGGTTTTCACGCCTTGTTTCTGTGGCTCTCTGTTGGCTTGTTTGTTGTCTCGGCTCTGCATTCCATTTGCTTGCAGTTTATTGGCACCGGTGCTGTCCTTGCTCTGCACCCCATTTGCTTGCAGCTTATGGGTGTCGGTGCTGTGCTTGCTCTGGGTGGTATTCTCGGCTTTCTCCTTTGCTGCTTTCTTACCGTGTTTATATGACTTCACGCCATTGGCTTTCAGGTTGCCTAAAGTGTCGATCGTGAGCGTACCTCCGCTATCGATAAACTCGATATACCCCCAATCGCTGAAATACGTTAGCGTGGTTCGGTAATCGATTTTGATAGTACCCACGTGGATGCTATCGGTTACTAACTTGGTGGTGTCGGTTTCCTCTCTTGTGCTTGTGGATGATTCCGATACCGCCTTTTTCGTCGTCTTGCAGCGTATCAGCCCAAACAGGGCTAACAGGCACATACAGATAGTTATAAACTTCTTCATCGGCTCATTACTTAATGTTCTTGTACTCCTTTGTAGCATCAAAGCATGGGCACGCCTTTGCTGCAAAGTCTCGGTGTCCGTGGATCTTGGCGTTAGAGTAACGGTGCTTTAACTCTGTAAGCAACTTAACCAAAGCCGCTTTTTGCTGTGGTGTTCGGGTGTCCTTTGGTGTCTTGCCATCGGATGCCAAACCACCCACATACACAACACCTATACTGTTGTTGTTGTGTTTCAGGCAATGCGCCCCTACCTCGCTTTCTGGTCGGCCCGGTTCTACCGTTCCGTCCAAATCTACTACATGATGGTAGCCAATTCCGTTCCAACCTTTAGCCTTGTGCCAACGGTCGATGTCTGCCGCCTTGAAGTTCTTGCCCTCGGCGGTTGCCGTACAATGTACGATAATCTCATTAATCTTTCTCATATTAATAACCATTTTGTGGGTCACGTTTAGTGCAACCCTTTATTACACACTTATAGCGTTGTAGGTCTAATTCTAACTGCGCCTTTTCCTTGTTGAGCTGCAAAATATCTAAATTCTGCTTTCTCACCAAATCGGTTTGCTCTGCAAACCGTTGCTCTTTGTCTTTGAGTTGGGTTTGCAAAAAGTCCATAGTCTCCCGCAAAACATTAAATTCTACGTTGTCGGCCTCGGCTTCCTCCTTTCGGTGGTTGGTCTTTCGATTCATCACATATTTAATCATTTCCCAACCACCCAATGCGGTAATAACCGATACTACTATTTCAATTATCTGCATGGTGCTCGATGCTGTTAAGTTCATAAATCATTTTTCCGTCTCGCTGCTCGGTCACTACTACATACTTTGTAAGTAGCAATCTAAATAAGTCCATATCTAACCTATCGGATGATAGGGTAATGGGTTCTTTATCAGTAGTCGCCATTTCTAATTCTTTGCATTGTTTGATACCTCAATTTATGTTTGTTCTTAATTGCCAATACCTCGTAGTGCCCTTTGATGTACACATATTCTTTAAATACGTGCGGCTCGATCATGTTAAGCACTTTGCGACGTGTGGCGTACTCGTTGGTATGCCGTAGCAAACCTAAATATGAGTTGATACTACATACCGCGTGTAATACCTGACGCTCGTTGTTTGCCTTGTTTAGTCTTCTGACTGCTGCAATAAAGTTTGTTATCGTGCGATTACAGGTATAGACACGTCCGGGTTTGACTATTGACCCGGTAAACTCCACGCCTTTGCTGTAATGTTGAAAATAAAACTTTTTCTCATTCAGCCTTAAACCTAAACTGGCTAATAACTTACGTATCTTAGGCATTAACGCCAATAACTTTTCTTTGTCCTTATGGATGCAATAGAAGTCGTCCACATATCTGCCATGATGTTTTATATCCTCATTCTCGATAAACCAATCAAGCGTATTAAGTAAGAAGTTAGCGAATATCTGGGCAAACAGGTTGCCGATGGCTACGCCTTTACCCTCACCATTTGTAAATAGTGATTTGTTCTTATCCAACTTCTCCCAATAGCTCAAAGGGCTGTGCCGTTCACAATTCCTTTCGGGGCTATGTAAAATAACGACACGGCAAAGGTAGCGCAAATCGTCTATGTCTTCGCCCTTGTAGTACTCGACTATAAAGCGATCTACCATTTCAGCCAATAACTTTTTGTCGATGCTCATAAAGAAGCCTTTTAAGTCAAGTTTCATAATGTAGCAATCTTCCGTGTAATTATTGCTGCACTGCCTTATATCTTCTTTCAGCATATTAATACCATAAAGCTGCCCTTTGCCTTTCCTGCAATTAAATGTACGCTCACTAAATATTTCTTCAAATAGTGGCGTTAGGCGCAAAGCTATGTAGTGGTGCACGATTCTATCCTCAAAGGATGCTGCAAATACCTCTCTGTATCTTGGGCGCGTCACGACAAAGCAAATAGACTTACCCGGTTGGTATGTTCGGTTATTGATTCTATCACGCAAAGCAATCAAACGGCTTTCGTAGTCCATTTCATAAACAACTGCACTTGCTGTTCGTCTCTTGCTATGGCGACAATCAAAGTAAGCATCTAAAAGCCATTCTGTCGTTACCATTGTATATTATTATTTGTCACGTTTCTGCTTTCTGTAAATAGTGCTGACACTGCCCTAACTCTGTTCGTGTTGCTGGCCTTAGTGTTCCAATTGTTCGTATTACCGTCGTTGAGGTTCAGATTCCACGCGTTGGTCGCACTGTTCTCGGTTGGCCGCAATCTGTGGTTTATTATCTTGTTCTTAGCCGTAAATGACGGCATAAACCCCATTTATTACGGAAAACTGCGCTCTCGGTCTGTCGTAACATTCCGATTCTGGCTACAAAGCGTATTAACTACTTTGTTTTTCCACGCTGACGATTGTTTACCTATTTCGTCCATTAACTCGATGATATTTGCAAACTTTCCTCTGCCTTTTATCCATTCCCTTTCTCCGGCAATTCGTATTAGCGTTTTCATTGTCTCAAACTCTGCCTGAAACTCGGTTAGGTGCTTTACTGTCTCGGCTTTGTCCTTATTGATGTACGACGCTGCTATTTCCTGCATCAGATTAACGCCAATTTCTTGCAGCTTCGCCCCGATGGTGAATTTGTAGGCACGTGGGAAATTTGGCACTATATCCAAAATGATGTCTAACAACTTTCGTGCATCTAAATAAATCTTTGTACTTGAAACTAATTTTACCGCCATTGCTTGTTTATTAAATTGCCTTATAATGGTACGGCTTTCGCCGTACCTAAAGGTTAAAGACTAAGAAATTAAGAACTAATAAATAAATGCTGACACTGCCCTAACTCTGGCCGTGGTGCTGGCCTTAGTGCCCCAATGGCCCGTACCGTCGTTGAGGGTCAGATCCCACGCGTAGGTCGCACTGCCCTCGGTAGAAGTCCAATACCAGGTTTCGACTAACTGGGTGGCTCCGGCAATCAGGGACAAAGCATAATTGATTTTTGTCATGTTGGCATAAATCATCATCATTTCGCCC